TGTTTTACAAGAAGGTAATTTTGAAATTACTTCTACATCTATTACAGCTTATACAGCTGTAGCTGGAGATAATTTATTGATAGATACAGCAAGCACAGCTGTTACAATTACACTACCTGCCTCACCAAGCAAAGGTGATACGGTTAGTATTATGGACGTATCTGCAACTGGAGGATTTGGATCTAACAATGTAACTGTAAATAGAAATGGTCAACCGATAAGAGGTGCAGCTTCAAATTTAACTTTAAATAATAATAATCAATCGATTAAATTAAGATACACTAACGCAACCAAAGGTTGGCAATACGTATATAACGTAACATCATAGGAGTAAAAAATGCCGCTTACGAAAATTAAGTTTGCTCCTGGAATCGACAAACAAGATACAGCAGTTGGGGCAGAAGGTCGTTGGGTAGACTCAGACAATGTAAGATTTAGATATGGCTTACCAGAAAAAGTAGGTGGTTGGCAATCTCTTTTGACAGACACCATAGTAGGTGTAGCTAGAAAACAACACGCATTCGTTGATACAGATGGTAATAGATACGTAGCCATTGGTACAGATAAATTTTTACTTATATATTTTGAAGGTCAGTTATTTGATATTACACCTTTAAAAGCAGATATTACAGGTGCAACTATTGCAACAACAAGTGGTTCACCAACTTGTACAATTACAACTTCATCAGCTCACAATATTAGTGTAGGTGATATTGTTTTATTTGATAGTGTGACTTTACCAGGCGGTACAGGTTATACAGCAGCAGACTTTGAAGATAAAAACTTTCAAGTTATATCTGTTCCAAGTCCTACAACTTTTACAATTAACCAAAGTTCTAATGCATCGGCAACAGTTGCAACAGGTGGTAGTATAACTTTAAAACCTTACGAACCTGTGGGTCCAGCTGCACAGTCTTATGGATATGGATTTGGTATTTCAGAATGGGGTGGTAGCGTTACAGGATCTGCAACATCAACTTTAAATGGTGGTATTGTAGCAGCAGATACAACAATTGCTTTAACAGATGCAAGTTCTTTTACAGCCAGCAATGGACAAGTATTAATTGGTAATTTTAGTTCAGGTAATTATGCTTCAACTTCTGAACTTGTAAATTATGCTGCTGTTTCTACCAACAATCTAACTACTTGTTCAAGATCTCAAGATGGAACAACAGCTCCATCTTCAACCGCAACAGGAACTACTGTTACTGAATCTACTTTATGGAGTGGTTGGGGTGAAGCAGTAAACGCATCAACAGTTACACTAGAGCCAGGTCTTTGGTCGTTAAGTAATTTTGGTGAAGTATTAGTTGCAACTGTTGCAAACGGTAAAACTTTTACGTGGAACGCGGGTATTACAGCTAGACTTACAACTAGAGCTTCTACAACTACATCTGGTTTTTCTACATCTAATAATCCAACAGCAACCAGAGTTACATTAATATCACCAACGACACGTCACTTAATTCATTTTGGAACAGAAGAAACTATAGGAACACCCTCTACACAGGACGATATGTTTATAAGATTCTCTGTCGATGAAGATATAAATAATTATACACCCGAAGCAACTAACACTGCAGGTACACAAAGATTGCAAGATGGTACAAAAATTATGGGTGCATTGGTTGCAAAAGAAAATATTTTGGTATGGACCGATAATGCATTATATGCAATGAAATTCGTTGGTGCACCTTTTACGTTTGGTTTTGAACAAGTGGGTACAAACTGTGGATTGATTGGTAAGAATGCAGCAATTGAAATTGATGGTGTTGCATATTGGATGGGTAATAATGGATTCTTCTCCTTTGATGGTACCGTAAACTCTTTACCTTGTTCTGTTGAAGATTTTGTTTACGATGATATTGATACTACAAAAGGTCAACAAATTTGTGCAGGTATTAATAATCTATTTACAGAAGTGGTTTGGTGGTATCCAACAGCCAGTGCTACTTATAACGACAGATACGTAGTTTACAATTACGGACAAGACAATGCTAATTTACCTATGGGTAATTGGTACACAGGCACAAACACAAACTCAATTAGAACAACTTGGATTGATTCATTGGTATTTCCAAAACCATATGCAACTGCTTATGATAGTTCTACTGATGGTACATTTCCTTTAATTGTTGGACAAACAGGTTTAGGAAGAAGTGTATTGTTTGAACACGAAATAGGAACTGATCAAGTTAATCCTGATGGTAGTACCACTGCATTAACTTCTTTTGTGCAATCATTTAGCTTTTCTTTACAAAAAGATCAGAGTGAAATATTTTTAGCTATGAGAAGATTTTTACCAAACTTTAAAGTATTGACAGGTAATAATAATGTAACTATAGCAGTATCTGATTTTCCTGCTACAGATGCAACAGCAACGACACTAAGTCCTTTTACAATTACATCTGCTACAACTAAAGTAGACACAAGAGCAAGAGGACGTTATGCAAGTATTAAAATAGAAAATACTGGATCGGGTGAGTCTTGGAGATTTGGTACGTTTCAAGTAGATTTACAACCCGATGGAAGGAGAGGATAATGGCAAAGATAGTAGTAAGATTACCAGAACCAAAAAAAGAATATAGTGAAGATAACCAAAGACAAATAAACAGAGCGTTATCTATCTTGATAGAACAATTAAACTCAACATACTTAACACAACAAAAAGAAGATCAAGAACGATTTACTTGGTTAGGATTAGGATAATGGCAAATATATATAAAAATCAAAAATTAGATTTAACAACTACAGCTGCTACAACTTTATATACTGTACCATCTAATTCTAGAGCAATTGTAAAATCTTTATTAGTTAATGACGACTCGGGAAGCGGGGATAGTATTTCTGTAACATTGACTGATGCAGCTGCTGCTGTATTTAGTTTATTTAAAAGTAAAAGTATTGGAACCAATGCTACCGAACAGTTGTTAACCGAACCATTAATTTTACAAGAAAGTGAAATATTAAAAGTAACAGCCACAACGGCGGACAGATTACACGTTGTAGCATCGATATTAGAAATAAACAGGGAGGACAGATAATGCCATTTGTGGAACAAGAAGAGTCATTTGAAGATCAGGTTATAGACGGTAAAACAGTCAAAGTTTATAAGCCTAGAGTAGAGGTGACTATTAAAAACCTTAGAACTAATAGAGAATATCTATCAGATGCAGAGGCTCAAGAGGACGTAGATAGTGAGGTTACAGATACGACTCAGGATGACATCTCAAGAAGCGTGCATATTAAGGTACAAAGCCTGCCAATAGGCAGTAAAACTAATTTATAGGATCGTTGACGAATGTATAAAAACCTAGTAAATTGTAACACACTCGCCTTTTTACAAGCTTTGCGAACTTGCTTTAACTTAAACAATATTAAGAGAAACTATGCCTTTTAAGAAGATATTTAAACCTATAGCAAAAGTATTAGACAAAGTAATACCTAATGAGATTAAACCAGCATTACCTTATTTAGCTGCGTTTGCTCCAGTATTTGGTCCTGCTTCTGTACAAGGATTTTTAGGATCTACAATGGGTCGAAGAGCTTTAACTTCTGGTCTTTTAAATATTGGTGCACAGCTTTCACAAGAAGGTAATGAAGGTGATATTAATTTATTATCAGCGGGACTCGGAGCGTTGTCAGGTGCTATGACTACACCAGGTGCGGCTGAAACATTTAAAGGGATGCAAACTTTTGATGGCAGAACAATAGCTGACATTGGAGAAGGAACGATTGCTGGTGAAGCAACAGGATTAGAAGCATTAAAAAATAAAGGTTTAGAAGCTTTGGCTAAAGGATCAGATATATTAAGACCAGGTGGAGAAGCACCAGCTTTATTTAGTAAAGCAGGAGCTAAAGCTGCAGCATTACCAGCAGCGACAGCAACTGGTGATTTAATGTTTGCAGAAGCAAAGAGAAACGCGGATGAGATAGCAGCAATGGCGTTAGAAGATTTAGATGCAGGAGCATCAGACGCAGACAGAGCTAACGCAATAAGATTAGCAATGTTACAATATGGATTCAGTGAAGACGAAATAGCTGATACAGTTGCATCAGCAGGATATAAAAAAGGTGGTAGAGTAGGATTTGCAAATGGTGGTGATGATACATATCAAATGTATTTAGACGATTTAGAAGCAGGAATAATTTCTCCAGATAAAACTTTTAATGAATATTTAGATGATATTGCACCAGATCCAGATTATGATAAAGTTTATAAAAAAGGTGGTAGAGTAGGACTTAAATTTGGTGGTATTGGTGCAGCAGTTGATGCAGTAGAAGATGAAAGCATAAAAGAATCTATGAAGTTTGCATCAGATATAGGTGAGATGGACATACCTATGATGGATTTAGTTGAAGAATTTGAAATTATATTTAAAAGAAAACCATCTAGTTTAGATGAATTAAAACAATTCTACAGAGACTTTTACGAATACAAAGGTCCTGGTGATAATGTAAGAATAAGAGACAAGATTAAAGAAAAAGTAGTT